TGAAAGTCGATGTATCAGGTAATTCTTCGTTTGATTCTTTGGGAAAAAGATTTTCAACTTTCAGTGCATCTAATATTTTATCAAAGAACATGGTTACATCTCCTATAGCATTCGATCATACTAATTCCAACACTGCAATATTCGGTTCAAAAACAATAACATAATTATCCAGCTTCGTGTATACACCATACTTATTTCTGTAGTAAGTAAGGCTATCAATTAAAAACTCCTCGGTTACCTCAAGATACTCCGCTGATTCAGATATGCTCTGGCAGTGGTGTAAGTAGGCATCCACGATGCCGCGCAAGCCAACCAGTTTATTGTAGGCTACGATCCTGCCGCGCATTTCCTGTTTGCGGTTTTCTACGGTGGACTGATCGAGTATGTTGCCGGTTGCGGTGTAGTGGTGTCCGAGTTCTTCTGCAAGGATGCAGGCTTTTTCTGTGTCTGTGCTTATATCCTTACTAATAGCAATATGTTTGTCAAGGTACAATCCCTTTATTTTTGTGCCGCAGAAATGCGAGGTTTCATCTACGATCACGCCAGCATCGGATGCATTTTCTAACAATGTTTCGTATTTTGTCAAAGTAATCCCTCCTTGGGACTAATAATAACTCTTTATGAGTCCAATTAAATGAACTACCTTCTGGTTGCTTTGATAAATGCCGCGTATTCTTTGATCCTGTCTAACTCATCTGCAGTGTATTCATCGCCATCAAAATGGGCGGCAATAGTGGTTGGTTCATCCGGTTCATCCCACCCCATGAGTTCCTGTGGGGATACCTTTAATGCCTTTGCAAATTCGCGTATTTTTGATTCAGCAAGGTCAACCTCTCCTTTTTCAATTTTGGCGATGGATGATCTGTCTTTATATCCAGTTAATTCTGCTAATGTATCTTGAGACATTTTTAATTCTGTTCTCCTAGATTTAATGTTTTGATAAAGCGGTAACATAAGCAGAACCCCTTTCTTAATTATTTTGTATCATCATAATAGCACTTTGTGTAAAATAATTCAACAAAATTATTAAAAAGTGTTGACATAAATTCACACTGATGATATAGTGAATTTAGTTCACGGAAAGGCGGTGATAAAAAAGTGGCAAATGTGGAACTGCTTAAGAAAAAAATAAGTAATTCTGGCATGACCGTTACTGCAATAGCTGATAAATCAGGCATATTGCGGGAAACTCTCTATAACAGAATGAAAAGCGGTAATTTTTATGCATCTGAAATTACTGCGTTGACAAAGGTATTGCATCTCACCAGGAAAGAAAGAGATGAAATTTTTTTACCTTAATGCGTGAATATAGTTCACGAAAACCTATAACAGAAATTTGTCAAAGGTAGCAGGAGTTCTTGATTGTACTGTTGATGAACTTCTGGAATAAAGGCTACCACATCATCTGTCCAATAGTTTGGACAGCAAATAAGAAGGGAGAGTGAGAAGTGAAACCTTACGAGGAAATGACACGATGGGAACTGTGGGAAGCAATGCAGGATGCTGGGGAGATGAAAGATGGAAGAAGTATGAGAAAAATTCATAAATGCCTAAAAAAATATAATGACGGCGTACCATTTATGTACCGATACCCATATTTCCCGATAGCTCTTAGCATTGTGGCACTCATAATGCAGATAGCGACAGTAATAGTGAAACTATACTTATAACAAGGGCGCAGACGGAAATGGTTACCGGGATGAGAAAGCGAATAAAGTCAGATTTTACTTCTGCAATGTAGGATTTTCCTTTTTCGGATATTTTGACAGAGGTGTATTCAAAGTAAACTATTTGAAGACTGCCTGTATTAGGGTTGTACTGAGTGGAACTTTCCCGATTTACATTTAGAAATCCGAGGTCATCAAGATATTTTACAACTTCTAATTGATTTTCGGGCATATTTGAGCAATCGAGAGTATTGGCTTTATATATTTTTCTAAAAAGTTGCTTTTGAGGTCTGGATAAATGGATCATGATTTCTCCTTTGCTTTTTGTAAAGCATACCACAAAAGGAGAAAAAACAACAGAAGGGAGTTAATGATGAAAAATCAGAATATCATAATTGCTTCAAGCGGCAAAGTAACGTATGCCATGGTGAATGGAAAAGTGTACGGCGACCACGTCGTAAAAGTGGAGTTTATTCATGACCACAAGGATAAGCCCAACGACGCAAGGCTTCTTATTACAACAGATTGTGTTCCGCTACAGGGCGACGCGAGTGATGAAGAGCGGCAGGCGTTTATGAAAAGGGTTGAACTTTTGTCAGAACTGCAGGAGGGAGAGTGAGAAGAGTGAGTGAAGCAGAGCAACTTGAGAAACTGTGCCAGCCGGTAGTTGACTGGTTGAAAAAGAATCATGATCCGCATACCGAGGTGCGCATATCCGAAGATCGTATTGATCTGGTAGAGAGCGTGATCGGGATTCCGGTAACATAGTCTGAACAGCAAATAGAAAGGAGGGAGAACATTGCCAGAAGAATTGCAGGAAACGAAAGTAACTAATGATCAATTAGAGAAAATTGCACGGTTAATTGTAGGAATTGCAGCGGTGCCAGAATTTTCCAATAAAAAAATACCGACATCTCTGGTTGCGAAAATATATGGGAAATCAGAATCCTGGGTAAGAAACGGGATTATCGAGGGATGGCTGCCGATAGGACATGGAACCTGTTCTGAAAATCGAAGAAATGTATATGTATCACCTAAGAAGTTATGGGAAGATACCGGTTATGTCTGGCAGGGTGTTGTAGATATGTAGAAAATGGAGTTTCAGAACAACGGGAGTGGGGAGGTGAGAACGTTGAAAAGGATAGGCAAGATCATTACGGCGGTCGGCGTGGTCACGGCACTGCTTGCAGGATGCTGTCTGGATTCGCAGGATGTATACGGCTACCTTGCGGGAGCGTTGTGTATCATCGGTGGCTTCCTGGGCGGCGCGGGCTATGCGATCTGCATGCTGGCGGAGCGGCGGCGCACCGAGGTTGTGATCGAGATGGACAAGCCGGATATTGTGTGGATTGAAATTGAGGGCAAAAAAATAGCACCCTGATAACTTTGGCGAGTACAGGTGCTATTTACCGTAGGAATACATAAGTATTTCTGCGTTTATTGTAACACCAGAATTGAGGTTATGTCAATGTATGGAAAATATCAATGTAGGCGCTGCGGTTGCATGATGGACCCGGGCGAGGGTCAGAACGGTATGTGTGATGACTGCGTTACCGGGGAGACAGAACGGCAGCGCCGCGAGGAGAAGATGGAGCGAATGATCCAGGCAACGGAATGGACGCAGCTGGAAGTGGAGGATTTTTTGAATGAAAGCAAGGTTATGTAACAAGGACATGTGCAATCTCGTGGATGTGTTGCGGGAATTACCGGAAACACTGGAAGGGGTCGGCATTGCTGGAAATGCCACTATTACCGTTACGGATGACGGGAGCATTAGCGGGGTGCTGGCTGTCTCTGGAGAAACAGCAGTGAGACTTAAGATCAGTGACAATGGCGACAAAGGAGAGTGGGAGTATATCGATGATTGAGATCGCGCCGGATGCGCCGGACTGGGATGAATACGAAGCGGAGCAGGAGCGGGCATGCCGGCATAGAAAGAAACTGGCAGCAATATACGACCGCGATGAGCGGTTTAGAGAAGAAAAGGAGATAGAAGATGCAGGAAATTAACTTATTAGTAGAGCAGAAAGACGGAAGTATCGAGACAAACTTTGAAGAGATCAAGGTAGCCCTTGCGGCAGGACTGGAGGAGTACAAGGGGATGGTGTTTACCGCAGAATCCCAGCCAGAAGCAAAAAGGACGGTGGCAAGCCTGCGTAAGCTGAAAAAGGCCATGAACGACAGGCGAATCGAGATCAAGAAAACTTTTATGGCGCCGTATACCAATTTTGAAGCGCAGGTCAAGGAACTGGACAAGCTGATCGATGAACCGATCGACTTTATCAGCGGGCAGATCGAGGAGTTTGAGCGTAGGCGCGTGGAAGCAAAGAAAGCGATGATCTGTGAAATCTATACCGGGATTATGGCGGAGCATGGAACCGTGATGGAGTATCTGCCGCTGGATCGCATCTATGACAGCAGATGGGAGAATTCCACGACCGCGCAGAAAGCTATCACAGAAGCCATCACAGCACATGTGGAGCACGTAGAGAAAGATCTGGACACTATCCGGGCGATGGAATCGGAGTTTGAGGATAAAGGCCTGGCGAAGTATAAGGCAACGCTGGAACTGTCAGATGCCATTACAGCCATGAACCAGTACCAGAAGCAGAAGGAAGAAATTCTGCGGAGACAGGCAGAGGAAGAGCAGAGAAAGGCAGAAGAGGAGGCACGCAGGGCGGCAGAGGAAGAGCAGAGAAAAGCTGCTTTGGTGCATGAAGAACCGGTTGTACCGGAAGTTGTGCCGGATGTTGCTCTGGAGGAAGAAAAAGCTGTGCGGTCTGCAACGGTGCCTGAGGGAACCGTACGGTATGAAGTGGTTGCTGATCCGTTCCAGATCGCACAGCTTGAAGCTGCTATGCGTGAGTACGGTATTAAATTTCGGAGGGTATAAGCATGGCGGAAGCAGCAAGAAAAATGAATATATATGAAGCGATCTCTCGGTGCATGGAAGAGATCGGGGCGGTCGGTAAAGATGCAGTGAATAAACAGCAGGGCTTTAAGTACCGCGGAATTGATGCGGTCATGAATGCAATCAATCCGGCGCTGGTAAAGAATCATGTTTTTATTGTTCCGGAAGTATTGGAACAGCAGAGACAGGAGCGAACCACAAATAAGGGTGCGGTTCTGATCTATTCCATCTGCCGGATAAAATATACGTTCTATGCAGAGGACGGCTCGTCTATTGAAGCAATCACGGTTGGCGAGGGCATGGACAGTGGAGATAAAGCAACAAATAAGGCTATGGCAATCGCATTTAAGTATGCGTGTTTTCAGGTATTTTGCATTCCGACCGAGGAGATGAAAGACCCGGACGGCGAGACACCGGAACCAGTTGCACCAGCACCGCAGTTTACACCGGCGACAGCAGAGCAGTTACATAAAATCAATGAATTTGTGGATGCATATGCTGAAATGTGTGAGAACGCAAAGACGGTAGATATCATGAACCGACTTAAGAAAATGTACAATTTTTCCGGTACATCTGATATTTCTACGGAGCTGGCAAACAAGCTGATCGAACAGGTTGAGACCTGGTATAAGAAAAAGAAAGAAGCTGATACCTGATGGAGACTACCGGAAAGCTAACTGGTGCAAGCCGGACATTTGATGGAAATGGAATCATCCTCACGTTTGAGGTTGATGCTTCGGCTGCCAGTCAGATCGAAAACATGAAAGCGGATGATCTGCTACGGATCAAGGCGGTTAAATACCGGAAGAAGAGGAGCCTTGATGCTAACGCATATGCGTGGGTTCTTATGACCAAGATTGCAAATCATCCAGACATAGTTTCTAGCAAAGAGGAAGTATATGAACAGATGCTGCAGAAATATGGATGCTTTTACGAGGAAGAGGGAGAGTACATTACCGTTACGCTTGATAAAACGGTAGACATTGCAAAGCTGCCGGGACATTGGAAGTATATCAAGGATAACGGGAAATTCGCGGCTTACCTCATGATTAAAGGTTCCAGCGAGTATGATTCTGCGGAGATGGCACATTTTATTGATCGTATCGTAGAGGAAGCACAGGAACTTGGAATTGAGACTGCGACACCGGACGAGTTGGAGCGCATGAAGCAGGAGTGGGGTACGGCATGAAACGGTTGTGGAGCGTGTTCACAGATGACATGGATCATTGTTATTTTACCGGTACCGTGCCGGTTGAGCGTCATCATATTTTCCCAGGCAATCCGAACCGGAAGAATAGCGAGAAGTATGGATTTGTCATACCGCTTCGCCCGGATCTGCATCCGAATGGAACGCAAGCGGGGAAGAATGCCGCTGAAATGGATCTGAAGCTTAAGCAGATGGCACAGGAATATTTTGAAAGCCATTACGGGAGCAGAGAAGAGTTCCGGCGGATATTCGGGCGGAGCTGGTTATAGGGTTGAAACACCCGCCTGTAGGCGAAAGAAACCGATCATGCGGAGACTTATTATATCACGAACTGTCGAAGCCATGATGATACCTCCGGGGTCGTCCCGGAGGGGAAAGGAGAAATGTTGAATCAGTTAGAGATTTTTAAGAATAGAGAGTTCGGAGAGATCCGAACGGTTGCCATAGATGGAGAGCCGATGTTTTGCCTTATTGATATTTGCAAAGCGTTGGAAATCAAAAATGCTACGGATGTAGCAAAGCGACTTGATGAAGATGAACTGACTAGATTAAATCTAGGCAGTCGTGCGGGAGATACAAATTTTATTACTGAAAGTGGATTGTATGCTGTAATTCTCAGGAGCGATAAACCTAATGCAAAGAAGTTTAGAAAATGGGTGACATCCGAAGTGCTACCACAGATCAGAAAGACCGGATCATATCAGAAGAGACTCACACCAGAAGAAATGATGCGGATTCAACTTGGAATGGTAGACGATCACGAGAACCGCATCGAACATCTCGAAAATACCATGACGATTGACTACGGTCAGCAGCAGGAATTAAAGAAAGCTGTAAATAAGAGAGTCATCGAGATCCTTGGTGGTAAGAAAGCACCGGCGTACAAGGAATTAAGCAAAAAGGTTTTCGCGGAATGCAATCATGATATACAGGACTATTTCGCAGTCAATTCGAGAAATAACATCCCGTCACTGCGTTTTGAGAATGCTCTTGAATATGTAGAGGGGTGGAATCCGAGTAACAATACGATCCTTGATGTGAGAAGCTGCAATGCTGGAATGGGTGGTGCGGATGGAGTATAAGTTCACGATCCCGGGGCGGTTGGATGGTTTGAATGAATACACTGCCGCCAACCGGACGAATCCGCACAAGGGCGGACACATGAAGCAGAAGAATGAGGATGGAATCATCTGGCAGATCCGGCGGCAGCTTCCTGGTATTGGCACCATTACGGCACCGGTACTGATCTATTACCGGTTTTTCGAGAAAGACCGGCGCCGGGATAACGACAATATTTTGTCCTGCGCGGCTAAGTTTGTGCAGGACAGCTTGAAAAAGGCATGGGTAATCAAGGACGACAACCAGAGATGCATCCCGCACTTCTATTTCGATACGTTTGTGGATAAGGAGAATCCGAGGATTGAAGTGACGATCACGGAACTTACCGCGGGACAGGCGAAAATGACGCTGAAAGACCTGCTTAAGGACTTAGAAACGGGGTGATGGCTTGGCAGACGGAAAAAGCAGTTTTGTCCTGTATACGGAGTATCTGCGGCACATACAGAAAATGAGCATGGATCAGCGCGGAGAACTATTTACCGCGATTCTACGCTATGCGGCGGGCGAATCTGTACCGGAACTTGATGCGGCGGCAGATATGGCATTTAGTTTTATCCGCGAGCGAATGGATCGGGACAATGCGGCGTACATGGAAAAGGTTGAGAAGCGCAGGGAAGCCGGTAAACTTGGCGGCAGACCTAAAGCAAATGCTTATGATGAAAACCAAACAAAAGCAAAAAAAGCAAATGGTTTTTCCGAAAAGCAAAATAACCCTGATACTGTTCCTGATACTGATACTGTACCTGTTATTAAAAAAGAGAGTAAAGAGAAAAGCATGCGCTTTTCCCCACCCACTCGTCAGAACGTAGCAGAGTATTGTGCAGAAAAGGGATATAGCGGCTTTGATGTGGAAAGATTTCTTGACTATTACACTTCTAACGGGTGGATGGTTGGTAAAAACAAAATGAGAGACTGGAAGGCTGCAGTTAGGAACTGGGCGCGGGCAGGCACAGCCCCCAAACCTAAGAATACCAGTGGGAATAAGTTCAACAATTTCAGCCAACGGGACTACGATTACGATGCGTTGGAAGCAGAGTTGCTTAATTCGACACCACAGGGAGGATGAAATGGAGAGAAGAAAAAGAACGAGCATGTATGACCCGTACCGAGAGGATATTGTGGCAGCGCTCGAAGCAGGCAAGACGATCAGACAGATTTACGACGAGATTATATGCCCAGCACTGAACGGCGGGTGCGAATACAGCGGTTTGGTGTACTACGTGAATAAAAATGGTCTCCGATACGTGACGGAAAATGACGGCTATGAGCCGGTACATATCTGCGCGGAGTGTGAACATTGCGGAAAAATCCAGAGAGAGCGGTTCGATCGCATGAGTTTTTGCAAGAAAGCGGAGCGGGAGATTTTGTCGGTGGTTAAGACGTCGCCACGGTGGTGCCCGTTACGATCGGGAAGGGGCGAGGTAAATGTATAGAGACAGTAAGGAGCGCCGTAGGCGCGTGGCGGAGATCAGCGAGAAGATGACACGCCCGAGCAAGCATGTGAGCGAGGATGCGATTAAAAGGTTTCGAGAAGTGCCGTATCAGTTGCGGCGTGGAAGGGAGCAGGGAAAATGAATGTCGATAAATGATGCCATAGAAATATTGGAAAAAGCTATAGAAGCCCAAAAAGATAATAGAGATATGCTCCAAGCTTTAACAAAAGCTGTGAAAGCATTGCAGATATGCAGGGACACAAAAATGAAACAGCAGCCAAGAAAAGTGGCAACCAGGTATGCGCGGAAAGAATTCTACTGCCCTGCATGCAAAAAACATATACGTGACATCTACAGAAATAAAGGCAGGTATTCATTTTGCGATGTATGTGGTCAAAAAATAGATTGGAGATAAAGACACGGAAGGGAGAAAAAAGATGCCGAAGTGTAAGAACTGCAATAACTTATATAATCTGTCAAATAAAGATGATGTAATTGTCGGTAAGTGGTGTCCGAAGATTAACGACAGCCCACATTTAGACATGGAGCGCAACTGTGAGCATTATAAAGCCATGACCAATGCAGACCGGATCCGGAACATGACGGATGAGGAACTGGCAAAATGGTTTGATGCTGTGACGAAAGACATACTTGGTGGAAGCACTTGGGATAAAAAAGGATGGCTTAAATGGCTTCGGGCAGAAAGTGAGGGATAGCATGGAGAGTAGATATTTATATCGCGGAAAGCGGATTGATAACGGCAAGTGGGTGGAAGGTAGTCTTGTTACCGGAGTATTTTTTCGGTTAGGACAGGAAATCCCGTACATGTTTTGCCCTAATCTTGCCGATTATGATTGCTTTGAGGATTTTTCGGAAGAAAATGGGATATTTGAGGTAGACCCATCTACTATCTGCCAGTGCACCGGACTTAAGGATAAGAACGGCAAGCTGATTTGGGAGAATGACATCATGGAAGCTCATCTTGATGATATGTTTCCAGAAGAGGTCACCAGAACAAGAGTTGTCTGGGATAAAAATGCATGGGTGACAAGCACACCGGGAGCGGTTGATAGGGAATGTCTGGATGATTTTGATACAAAGCATTTTTATGTGGTTGGTAATATTTTTGACAACCCGGAAGAAGTGTGAGGTGATCCTTATTGAAATACTGGTGGATTCGTATTTTTGATTACAAAACTGATGAAGAACTTAAAGAATACACGGATATAGATGTGTGGGAGGCTAGAAGAGGAACACTTCTGGACGAGTATTATCTTTGTGGAGAAGATATGACGAGAGAAGATGCTAAAAAAGCTGTTAAAGAAAGAAGCGGAGTGGAGAGGTTTGCAAAACCAAGAAAAGGTTGTGGAGTATATGCTCTGGTTATGGACAGCAACCAATTCTTCTATGAGCGATTCAATATTGAAGTTGATACAATCTGTTTCAACTGCCATAAACCAATCAAAGGTAAGCAAAAGGATTTTCCATATATTACGGCAGATGGTGGAGAAAAATATTACTTTTGTTCTTATGATTGCCGAGCAGAAACCAGTAGCAAAATCAATCCCTACTACGAAGGAGAATTTCAAACCAGAGAGGGATATGAGAGTAACGGTGGCGTATATGGATATATCTATCATATTTACAACAGAAAGACCAATATGCACTACATAGGGCAGACTGTATATATGCCATTCTTCCGCTGGCAAGAACACGTAAAGAGTGGTCTAAAGGGAAATATTACAGATCTTACTTTTGAGACCATTACAGAGGTAAGAGTTAAGTCACAGGAGTATTTGAACAATATAGAGGCATGGTGGATTAGGAAATACATTGACGAATATGGGAAAGACCATGTTATGAACATTACAGTTCCAAAACTTACGATGGAGGACTTGATAAAAGAATTTGATATGCAAGTGATTGGACAAATGAGATTCGCGGAGGTGGAGAATGGATAATCAAATTAAAGCATGGAACAGGAGGGCGAACGATGAGACTGATTGATGCGGATGTGTTTAAAAGCCAGATTGCAGGAATGGCTATTTCCAATA